CTGCAGGAGAAGTGGGCACCTATCCTCGATTATGATGGAATGGATCCAATTAGGGATTCCCATCGTAGAGCGGTAACCGCAATCCTGCTTGAGAACCAAGAAAGAGAACTCCGTGAGGAAAGAGCATTCCTTTCGGAAACCCCAACCGTCAATACCAATAGTGGATCCAACGCTGGTTTCTCAGCTGGTGCTTCCTCTCCTGTTGCCGGTTTCGACCCTGTTCTGATCTCACTGATCAGACGTTCAATGCCTAACCTGGTTGCTTATGACCTGGCTGGCGTTCAACCAATGAACGGTCCTACTGGACTCATCTTCGCAATGCGCTCGAAGTACACCAACATGAGTGGAACCGAAGCTCTGTTCAACGAAGCAGACAGCGCATTCTCCGGTCAAGACAGTGGATTCAACCTCACCAACGGATTCACCGCTGGTAGCGTTGGTATGGGTACAACCACCCAGAGAGGAACCAACCCTGGTCTTCTGGATGCTACCTATCCTGCAACTGGAGATGCTCAGACCTATAACGTAGGTCAGGGTATGCGTACCGACGACGCTGAGAACCTTGGTAGTGGAGCAGCTGGTGACCACTTTAACGAAATGGCTTTCTCAATCGAGAAAGTTACCGTTACTGCTAAGTCACGTGCTCTGAAAGCTGAGTACTCACTCGAACTCGCACAAGACCTGAAGGCAATTCACGGTCTGAATGCAGAAGCTGAGCTTGCTAACATCCTCAGCACTGAGATTCTCGCTGAAATCAACCGCGAAGTTATCCGCACCATCTACAACGTTGCTGAGTCTGGTGCTCAAGCAAACGTTGCTACCGCTGGTACTTTTGACCTCGACGTTGACTCCAACGGTCGTTGGTCGGTTGAGAAGTTCAAGGGTCTTATCTTCCAGATCGAGCGCGACGCTAACGCTATCGCACAAAGAACTCGTCGTGGAAAGGGTAACATGATCCTCTGCTCTGCTGACGTTGCTTCGGCACTCACCATGGCAGGTGTTCTTGACTACACCCCTGCACTCAACGCTAACCTGAACGTTGATGACACTGGTAACACCTTCGCTGGTGTTCTGCAAGGTAAGTATCGTGTTTATATCGATCCTTATGCTGCTAACGTATCTGCTAACCAGTACTACGTTGTAGGTTACAAGGGTTCTTCCCCTTATGACGCTGGTCTCTTCTACTGCCCATATGTACCTCTCCAGATGGTACGTGCCGTTGGTGAGGACACCTTCCAGCCCAAGATTGGCTTCAAGACCAGATATGGTATTGTTGCCAACCCATTCTCACAAGGCACTAGCGCAATCAGCGGTGCTGGTCTGGATCGTAACGCCAACCGTTACTACAGAAGAGTCAAGGTTACCAACCTCATGTGATCTCGATTCACATATCTATCAGACCCCCGCAAGGGGGTCTTTTTTTATCTAAATAAAAATAAAAGACTCATGAAGTCGTTTAAAACTTTTTGTGAGGATGCAAATATTCAAGAGTTTTGGAATCCATTTGCACCTAAAGTAAAACCAAATTCCCCTCAACAACCAGTTCTTGCTTATAAAAATTATCAGCAAGGTTTTGGAGTTGGAAAAAACTGGAAACCAGGTAAATGGAATCCAGAGCAAGAGAAAAGATATGGTTGGAAACCAGTAACAGTAAGTTCATACAGTAAAGCAGATACTCCTGGATCTCTAACTGCAAGTGGAGAAAGATTTAATGATAAACAAAGGTTAGTTGCAGTTCCTTATGCATCAAGAACAACAAATAGACCATCTTCACCATTCGGAACTAGGTTGCAAATGACTGCTGCACCAGGAACAAAAACTCCTGTTGCAACAACAAGAGTTTCTGATACAGGAAATTTTGGACCTGCAGGAGATTATAATAAGCAAACAAGTTATGATCTTGCATTACAAACTGCTAGAGATGTTTTAGGAAATCCAAATATAACATCTCAACAGTTTGGAAAACAAAAGGTTTACGTAAAAACACTGCCCACATCTAGAAAATAAAATGACAACTGCTTGCAATTTTCCAGGACAGATTACAAATAGAAACTTTTTGTCTCCAACGGGGTTTAAATTTAACCTTGCTAAGGAACCAAAAGTTTCTTTTTTTTGCAATACGGTAAGAATACCAGAAATTAACTTAGCACTTGCATTGCAACCATCATACCTGAAGGATATTGATATTCCTGGAGAAAAACTAACCTATGGCGATTTAACCATTCGTTTTCTGGTTGATGAAAATTTAGAAAACTATATGGCGATTCACAACTGGTTAACTGGTCTCGGATTTCCAGAAACCACACAACAGTTTGCCGATTTACTTCAAGATGAGGATGACGCAACTCAACCAAGTGATCTCAAAAACCAGTTTAGTGATGGGTCTTTAACAATATTAAATTCAAACTTCAAAAGTGCAGCAATCGTAAAGTTTTTAGATTTATTTCCATATTCATTAACTTCACTGGACTTTGATGCGACTATTACTGATGTTCAGTACTTTACAGCAGAGGCATCTTTCAAGTATACTGTATATAATATCCTTGCCGCTGACGGTAGAACTCGTTTATGAACCTAGATGAAATTCAGGAGATGTGGCAGAGAGATTCTGTCATAGACCCTGATAATTTACACGATGAATCTTTAAAAATTCCTCAACTCCATTCAAAATATTATACCGTCTATAATACAATTACTTTGTTGCGTGAAAAAGCAAGAGAAACTTATAACAGAGTCAAACTTGAAAGGTACAACTACTACACCGGAAAGGCACCTATAGAGGTCTACGAAGAAGAACCATTCCCATATAAAGTTAGGGATAAAGAGGCGTTACAGAGGCATATGGACGGTGATGAGAAGCTCTCTAAAGTAGAACTTAAAATCAGATACTATGACATTATGCTTAAGTTTTTAGAGGAAGTCATTAAGACTATTTCCAATAGAACATTTCAAATTAAAAACGCAATTGAATGGCATCGGTTCCAATCGGGGTTTAATTAATACAAATAAATATTTTTGTATTGATATGAACTTATGTCACACTTGGTTATATCGAAGAAGAATGAGGTATATCTTCAGGTAAAAGCAGAACCGCACGTCTACTACGAACTTGCAGATCAGTTTACGTTTGACGTGCCCGGAGCAAAGTTCATGCCCCAGTTTCGTAACAGGCACTGGGACGGAAAAATTCGTTTATTCAATACACAGACTGGAGAAATTTATATTGGTCTTTTAGATAAACTCACCCGTTTCTGCGAGAACCACGAGTATACCTACGAGTTTACAAATAATAAATTCTATGGTCTTCCTTTTGAAGTCAATGATATGATTTCAAAAGAAGGAGTCAAAGATTATATGACTTCTATTTGCAAGTATGCTCCCCGCGAATATCAAGTTGAGGGAGTATACGACGCTTTAAGACACAATAGAAAGTTGTTGATATCTCCAACTGCTTCTGGAAAGTCGTTGATGATATATTCGATTGTGAGATATTACGTTGAGAAAGGTCAAAATACTTTGATAGTCGTTCCAACGACATCCCTTGTAGAACAGATGTATAAAGATTTTGCGGATTATGGGTGGGATGTCGGTTCATACTGCCACAAGATATATGCTGGAAAAGAAAGAGAAACAGACTCTCAGGTGATCATTACGACCTGGCAGTCCATCTACAAACTTCCCCGACAATACTTTTCAAGATTCAATGTGGTCGTAGGAGATGAAGCACACCAGTTTAAATCAAAGTCATTAGTATCTATAATGACTAAACTTTCTGATGCAAAATATCGTTTTGGATTTACAGGTACGTTAGACGGCACACAAACGCACAAATGGGTTCTGGAAGGTTTATTCGGTCCTTCATACAAAATCATCAGAACAGAAGAACTGATGCAGAAGGGTCACGTTGCTAAACTGGACATTAATATTCTTCTATTGAAACACCCACCGAATAAGTTTGAGAACTTTGAAGAAGAAGTTCAATATATCATCAACCACGAAAAACGTAATAAGTTCATCAAGAACCTTGCCCTAGATCTCAAAGGTAATACTCTCATTTTATTTTCCAGAGTAGAAGGTCACGGACAACCTTTATACGAACTGATAAATAGGAGTATCGCTGAGAATCGTCATGTATTTTTTGTACATGGTGGTGTAGATACTGAAGACCGAGAAAAAGTCAGAGAAATAACTGAGAAAGAAAATAATGCAATCATCGTTGCTTCTTACGGGACTTTTTCTACTGGTATTAATATCAGAAATCTACATAACGTTATCTTTGCTTCCCCTAGTAAGTCTAGAATCAGAAATCTCCAATCAATCGGAAGAGTCCTAAGAAAAGGGGACAACAAAACAAAGGCAACTCTATATGATATTGCCGATGATATCAGTTATAAGTCAAGAAAAAATTATACACTCAACCACTTAATCGAAAGAATCAAAGTTTATAACGAAGAAAACTTTAATTATGATATTGTAAACATACCTCTTAAAAACTAATG